TTCCTTTTCCTGTTGTGGTAAGGTGTTCATTATCAAAATCAACAGTTCCACTTTGAGATAAAATAATTAGCTCTCCTGAAGTTGTAGCTATAGAGCCGCCTGTTATAGAGAGGGAGCTGTCTACTGTTATATTACCTGTAACATCTACATCATCTAATATCTCTATTGTATCAGTTCCTAAAGCACTGATTTCTATATTACTTCCATCATCATCTATCTTTAAACCTCTTGTAGTCTGTGCCTGTGGGTAGATTGTCATAGCGTTATTGTGCCTTATATTGCCACCACCACCCAAACCACCAAAGGTTATATTCCCATTTATCTCTCCTGAGTTTCTGTGAAGTGTGAGATTTGCTTGGTTAATAGTCATCTCTGCAATATCATTATCATAGGGGATAGTAAACCTAGATTGTAATGCTCCTGCATCATCACTTACTTCTATAGAGAAATGCTTATGCTGGTCAGAAGGATATGTAAGATAGTCGTGAGTGACCAGCCACGCTTTACTATCATTATTCTCGTCTTCAAATGCTATTATTGCCTTAGCATCAGGAGTAGTAGTATCTTTATATTTCAGCTTTATTAACTCACCAGCGTCATCACTCTGATTAGAGGCCAATCTCAGTATATCATCAGTATCATTCTCAACATTCTTTTTTAAGAAAAGGCCTGTTGTCTGAGGATGATACTGAACACCTGAATAATTAGGCAAGACTAATGGCTCTTTGCCTATGCTAGCTACATTTGCTACCTGAGGTGTTACTTTCTTAGGCATATACTTCGCAGTCTTTCTTTTACTTACCATCCTTCCTCTTCTAGATAAGGTTTACCAGTCTGCTTGGTTGAGCCAGCTATCAGCCCTTCGGTTACTGGGTGGTCTTTGTCTATAACCCTAGTGCCAACAGTTCCCGGACCTTCGCTAACAGTGCCTCTACCGTCAGATGTTACGCTTCCGATTGTCATAAGAAATAGAAGTATTAAGACTTTTTAGGTTTTTCTGTTTTTGCTTCTGCAAATTCAGGATAAGCTTTTAGAATTTCCTGTGCTCTGTCTTCCTGCCCAGTCTCTTTAAAATGTTCATATAATCTCTTTTGATTTTCTGCTGTCATTTTAAGTATTAATGTCTGATATTAAGACAATACATTTAGGGTCAGTCACATAAGTTATACCAGCAGTCCACACTCTAATCTTACTACCTATACCTTCTTCCTTGATTATTCTTGAGGTGATAGCAAACTGCTCTTTGTATGTAGCTGCTCTCTTAGGTACTATGACCATAGCGTAGTCAGTTGTTACACTTGTGCTTACTTTTACATTCAATCCTAGTATCTGCATAACAACACCAGTTTTAATCTTCTCACTTGAAAAGCCCGGTATACTTGAGCCCTTACCAGTTATCAGCCAGTCTACAAGATGTCTATAACCTAGCGGGTCTAGCAATAAAGTAGCTCCTTCAGGGTTGTAGTAGTTATCATAAATCAGCTTCTTAGCGTGCAATAAGTCTAATACTGGATTACCAGCTGCACTAGCAGCATCCCACTGGTCTCCACCAATAGCAGTAGTAGCAAAGGTCTGTATGTTACTAGGTGATTGACTTTCACTTAACACATCCCATACATCATCATTCCGAGCTTTAACAATAGACCTAGTCAAATCTCTCAAAGTAGTAGCAAGTACGTCCAAGTCAGCGCTCTTAATATCTTCCATAGATATAAAGCCCTCAACAAAGTATTTCTTAGGATAAGATGTGTTTCTAGTCCAGCTTACCTCTAGAGTAGCGGGTACACTTAGAGGTGATACATTCTTAATCTCTGATGGAGAAGTTGCGGTTAATGTTCCTGCTGTCTTCTGATACCATCTTATACTATCACCTGTCATAGAACTAACCTGACATTCTGCGAGCATAGTATATTCTTCTTCTGCGAAACCTTTCGCAAGTTTATCTATGTCTAGTCCTCTAATGTCCTGCATTTCTACTTGGTCTGCCATTATTCCTCCTGAGGTTCTTGTGCTTCTTCACCAGCTTCTTCCTCAGCTTTTTGTTCTTCTTCTTCTGTCATTTTAACAACCTCCTACCAAAACTTCAATAACTTCGCTAGTAGCAACAGCAGCATCTTCTAATGCAATACCTACACCTTTACCAGCAGCTATCTCTGCCTCAGTCGCAGTTTTAATTAAATTAGCTCCACTCGTAGAAACCCATTGCCCAGTTGTAATAGCTCCACCACTTGCTTTAGTCAAATCAAAAATACCTCTCCTGAAACCACTTAGTCTAGTTCTCCCATCATCAGCTATCTTCTCTCTAGCTGCTATACCTGCAAAAACATCACCACTTCCATTATTAGCAGCAGCAGTTCTAGGGTCAGTCAGTTCTAGAATTGTACCTTTTTCTATTCCTGCGCCATCTGCCACAGTGAAATCAATAGCTTCGTCAAGTTTTACTTTTAAAGTCGCCTCGTTTGCCATATAAAACTAAGGACAGACTATTATTTAAATCTTTTGTTTCTCATCTCTTTCACAAATTTATTGTGAATGTTATAAACTTCCTGCTCAGCTTCTATATATCCTACCTTAAACAGTATTCTTCCTAAGATATAACTGAAGATAGCATACGCTACACCTAGTATTAAGGTGGCCTTTACATCAGAACTAGCTATCCCAAAAAAAGCAATAAGATATTTAACATAGCTAGTCACACTCAATCCTTTATCAAAGTAGCTTTTGTGCAAAGCTAACTTATAACCTTTCATAATGTTTCACGACCTTTCAATTCTCCGAAGTCCCAAGTATTATCTTCTCTAATTCCAAAAGGATAAGTAGCAACATTCTGTCTAGTCACCAATCTCATCCTTTGGTCTTCTTTAGGAATATCTATCTTGGGGATTTTCTTAGCTCCCAAAGCTTTCCTAAGGAAAGCAAGGGGTGTCTTAAATCTTGTATCTTCTCCATACCCGACAGTATTTAGAACAGTAGGCAGTGCGTCATTGGGAAATATTACTTCCCATAACTGCACTGGCCTAGCAACAAGTTGTACCCAGTCATCACCATATTTAAAATTCTGTGCTTCTAAATCGTGAATAAACTTATCCACAAATAAGCTACATCCCCGTGTCAGCATATAGAGATGCATTTGTAAGTGATGGATAGCACGCCTTGATGTGTTCTTTATATTGAAAGAGAGCTTTCTCTATCAAATCAGCGTCTATAAAACCACTGGCTATCTCTGCAACACTTTTTATAGTCACATAAGTACCAGCCATAAAGCCAATAACAAAACCAGCAATCACAGCAAGAACAATAAATACAATCACCTTATTCTTTTGCATTTTCTATTCTAGTATTAGACAATTCTAAAACAGCTTCTAAGAATTTTAATTGTTTTTTTATTCCTTCTATGTCTCTCTCTGAATCAGATTTAATCTTCATCCAAAAGGCCTGCTCATCATTATCAGCAACAACCAGCCCTATGTCTTCACTCTGTTGTTTCTGTTTTTTCTCCTCTTTCATTTATCTTCCCTGCTAAGACCATAGCGGCGTATTCTTTTGGAGATACTTCTTCTTCTTTCTGTTCTTGTGGTTGTCCTGCATCAGCTCTACCAGCCAAAGTTTCTCTAGCTGCCAGCTCTTCCTGCTTTGCTATAAGCTCTTCTGTTTTTCTGTTGGCTTCTTCCAACCTTTGAGCTGCGCTGTCTGCTTTGTCAATAAGAGAAGTGCTTTCGGGCTTATCCCCTTCTCCAGTATCTTCTGGCTTTTGCTCTTCCTTTTCTTCAGTTTTTTCTTCGCCTTTTTCGTCATCCATTTTTATCTACCCCCTTTCAAAATCTTGTAACAATAATGCTAATTCTTCTACATCAATCTCTTGTCCTGACACTGCGAAGTTAGCTACATCTTGTCTAGCAACATTAATAAAAGTTCTTAATTTTCTCACTCTTGCTAAAGGAGCTCCTAATTTTTCAGGTGTTAAAGTTGTATATTTAATTTGATTTTCTAAGGATTTTATAGTCCGCTCGTGCTCATTTACAGCTGCTTCTAAATCATCTAACATATCTAGAGATTCTGAGGGTGTCATAGCTCCATTCTTTGCGGCAGCTACGGGAGCGACTATGGTCTCTCTAAGCTGTCCCAGCTCTGTATCTATAGCTTGTAATTTTGAAGAAGGCACAGCTAATATTTTACTACCTGCATATAAACCTGCCGCTGTTGCTAGTATTCCCTTACCTAATCTTTTAGCAGATGCGACAGCCGCAGCTGTTAGTTTCCCAGTTCCTTTTTTTACAGCAGTCTTAGCAGTATTCTCTGCAACCTTTCTACCTGAAACAGCTAAGGCCTTTCCACCAGTTCTTACTACTATCCCTCCACCACCTAAAAATACTGTTGCTAAATCTGTTACATCTCCCGCAGTAAAAGGGGCTGCCTGTCCGCTTTCCAGTCCTACTTCAGGTATAGCTGCTGCTTGTGGTTGGGTGGGTTGTGGTTGAATAGGTTGTGGTTGGATTTGTGGTAGGGGGGGTGGTGAGATAATAGGGGTTGCTTCTTCAGGCACGGGTTGTTGTCTTGAATCTCTTTCTCTCTGTTCTAGTAATCTCTGAGCTCCAGTTAACATAGCTTGTCTTTCTAATTGAGGCCTTTGTTGTGCTTCAAAGGTTTGTTGTTCAAAAAGACTTAATAACTTCATAGCTTCTTCAGAACTTATACCTTGCTTGCTTGCTAGCTTTTCTCTCTGCCTTATAAATCTACTACCTTCTTCTTCTCTCTTTAACTCTTCAGGAGTTTTCTTTCTCGGCTCTCGTTTTTTCTTTTTTACTAATGGCATTTTATTTGGCTAGTTTTTTTTCTACTCTGTGAAGTATAGCGTTGTTGTTCTCTACAACTTTCATAAGATTGTTGTTGCTCTTTAACTTGTCGTAGAGTAATATCAAAGCTACAAATATAGGGAAGCCCACATCTCTCAGTAAACCTATGGTTGTACTTTCCATTATGCTCCTCTGCCCGCCGTCGTCTCATTCGGTTGTATGTTTTCTGCTCCATCTTTAGCTGTATCGCTTAACAATTCATTCTCCAAACTTGCGGGGAATTCTAATTTAATTCTTAAAGCTAACTGAGCCCATAGCTGAGCTTCTATATCTCTCTGCTCATCCTCTACGCTCTGCTGAAATGCTAGGTAAGCTATCTTAGCTGTGGCTTCTGTAAACTCCTGACTGCCACCTAGTATAATCTGAGGGATACCTACTGCCTGAAAGAAAAAGCTGCTAAGATATTCTACAAAAGGCATAGGGTTAAGCGTAGCATTCTGAGCAACACTAGGTATCTCAATCTCTACATTACCTTTGGGAATAAATATATTTTCTTTGTCTCTTACAGTGTTCTCTACCTTTGTGATAAAAGCATTAATCTCTGTCTGGTCATCAGTGTCAAGATGCCATACCTTGAAGGGATAGACATTCCTATGTAATACCTTTTGATAATCTTCTAAGGCCTCATTTCTTTTTAGAATAATTCCTTCAACAGCTTCTATAATACTTGTCCCGTGTATCTCATCAGCCACTCTCCCTTTGGTTAGATGTAATATCTGTTGTGGTCTGAATGTAGTAATTTTTTTAGTTTTATTAATCTGTTCGTATCTTTCTATTAATCCCTTTTCGTTTGCTACTATCTTTATACTGCTTGGGTCTAGAGGTTTAAGGTTAAGCAACTGGCCAGTTTCATTATTTCTAATTATCTCAGCAAAAGCATCACCATTAATCTGTCTAACAATTATCATATTTTTTAGAATAGTATTAAAGGTATCTTCTCCATATCCAAAGACATTATCTAGTATCACAGTTGTCTCATCATCCGACTGAAAACCCTTCCCCACAGTCCACTTAGCAATAGCATCTATACTAGCTTTGAGCTCGGGTATCTGTTTGTAGTATCCAAAGTATTGAGGCCACTTATCAAATGTCCAAGTAGTCTCTTTCTGAGCTCCTACTCCATCTGTAGTCTTTTGGTCTACTTCAAAGTCAGTAACCCTACTATCCATATCCGATACTGTGCTTGTTGATATACTTGTGTCTGCCATTATAAGTCTAAGTCAAAAGGTATTAATGCTATTGATTGTGCAGCTCCTACTTCTGAGCCAAATGTTCTAGTGTCTTGGTCGCTTGTAGCTCTTGCGTTGGGGTCGTGTCCAAAGAAGAAGTCAGCGTTAGACGGGTCATCGTGATTTTTAGCATAGTATTCTACAGTAACTCTTAAAGTTTCTCCAGCTTTGAAATGTGTCTTAGGTACTGTCAAATCTATAGAGGCCATACCATATTCATACTCATTACCTCCTGCTGTTGTTATTGATATTGTTGAGCCCTGATTATTAACTATCTCTGTCTCTGTTGTACCATCCCATTTCCTTAATTTTATTATAATATAAGCACTGAAAGTATCACCCGCAGTCACAGCAAAAATACCAAAAGGTACATTAACAACAGCTTCCCCTTGTAATGTTCTAGGCAGCTTGAACTCTGTATCAAAATCTATATCGTGCAGCAATACAAAAGAGCCATCACTATAAACCTGATTAGAATTTGTCATAACAGCATCACTATAAAATGCAACATTAGCCAGCAAATATTTATCTACAGTCTTACCTAAATAAAATGTTTCCAATCCAGTAGCCGATGCTACATCAAAGTAATCATAAGTTATTATTCCTTCGCTTGATTTCCTGTAAGTTTGTGGTACTGCCATTATGCTCCTTTTATAAAGTCGGTCTGTTTTTTATCTTTTATTAATGCAAGGCCTCTCTTAGCTCCATCTAATAATACATCTAACATAGTTTGAGCTTCGCTTCTAGATGTAAACCCACTCATATCATAATTAATAACATACATAGCTGTCAAGTTGCTGGAGATTTCTGATAGTATACCCTGAACATCAGCATTAAGAGCAGCGTATGAGTCTGAGAAATTAATTCTTGTCTGTGAGTTGATAGTACTCTCTACCTGTTTATGTATCTCATTCATTTGGTCTTCAGAAATAGCAGTGTGGTTAGCGCCTGCCTTGAATAGTGTTGCTCCACTTGTTGCAAATATACCTGTATGTGCCATCCATTATCTAGTAGATATAAATATTTAAACTTTTGTCTTTTATGCACCAAGCAGCTCTGATTAATCCTTCGCAAATATGTGTATATTCTCCAAAGATTTTTAGTCTTCCACTATCATCATCGAATTCATACTGGACAGATTTTAAGCTCAATGCAAGTTCAGAAGATTTTAATAATTCTATTTTATGCTGCTCCATCAGTCTCAGCAAATTGCTGTACAAGTCTTCTTTCATTAATGTTTTTTTGCGCTTGTCATCCCTGTCTAGACTTCTTCTAGAGTTGTTAATAGCTTCCACTTTTCTCTTAACATTATTAGTCTGTAGTAGCACATCAAAAATAGGAGAGCCCATACCACCATCATCCACATAAATTTTTTTAAAATTATATTTTTTATCAAGATTGATAATCCTGTCTATTGTATCGCCTGTCATATTGTATTTTATTTGTTCAGAATTAGTAGTAACAATCTCCACCATTCTTAACACATCCTTGCTTAATCTTTCAACCACTACAAAAGCATTCTCATCACCACCATAACCAGCAAAGTCCACACCTAAAAAATATGCTGATTTCCTAACAAGTATATTTGGCTCTAATACCATCAGCTCATTAATCAAATCTGTAGGAAACCACTGCCTTAATTCATCAAGAAATTCAGCTTCGTATTCCTGATGGTAAGCCAGCTTAGTCATTCGCTTCTTCTCTTGTTCTAAGAATTCAGGAGTGTGTCTTGGACAATCACTGGCTCGTATATGGAATTTAGTAAAATCATCATTTTGAAAGCAACTATAAAAATAGCCCTTCTTACCGTGAGGTGTGGATAGTAATATTATTTTCCCTTTAGAAACTGACAAAGAAGGTGTTAAGGCCTCAAAGACTTCATCATTAATAAATGCTGCCTCATCAGCTATTAATAAATGAACTGTGTAACCCCTAATTCCATATCCAGTGAGCCCTGTAGGCAGACAATAGATAGTAGAGCCATTCTTGAGCTGCAACTTGCTTTTAGTAGGCCTATCCTTCCCTTTTTTGATAAGTGCCTTATGATTTCTATACATATAGTCTAAAATCTTCTCAAAGAGGAGATATGCCTGTCTCTCCACTGCTGCTATGACAAGCACTGTTTTATTCTTGTTTTTAGCTGCAAAATCACCTGCTTTCATAGATACAACCGTGCTTTTACCAGCTTGTCTAGCACTTCTAAGAACTATGTTTCCCTTTGTCTCTAATACTTCCTTCTGCCAGTTGTCTAGTATCATTTCCATCAATATATCTCTTAAAAGCATCTACAAAACACGCAAAGGAGAAATGAGCGTCCTCTAAGCTCTCTATCGCATATTTTAATATTTCTTCCTTTGTCTTAGGTTTTGTATCATCAAAGTTTCCCATTAATCTTAAATCTCCCACCTCCAATATCCGTTAAAAATCCTATTTCTAACATAAACTTTGTATATTCTTTTAGTGTTCTCTGATTACCCCCAATATATATAGCTATCTTGTGTCTTAAATCTGGTAAGCTAATATGGTCTTGTGTTTTCATTAGCTCCTTTCTGAGTCTCCACGATTTCTGATACATAGTCAATCCCATACACACACTCACACACACAGACTATATAAATATTGTGTATGTGCACAATATAGATTCCTCTTCCCCCCTAAGCTATTACTATAAACTGCTTAGCTTAGCGCAATACCCACTGCCTCAGAAGGCTTAACTGGCTATAGCGGTACTGCCAATTTGGTGGGGGGGTAGCAGGTCACCCCATAGCTATACAAACACACACACCGCCTCTATGTACCCCGTGACCCGCCGTGAGACTGTCCGTTGTCGAGATATAAGAGATTATATTTGTGAATTCAACCAGTATCTACTCCTCTTCAAATGCAAGGATTTTATCGTAGATGAGAATATCATAGAGATTAGAGATAGTGAGATTATATAAATATTTGTGTGTTTCATTACCTTTATGTTCTCGTTATTCCCAATACATAAGATTTAAATATTTCATTAACTTGGTTTGGCCTTGATGGCCAAACCAAACCTTCTATAACTAATACTTCTGTCTTGGCCACTTCAAACATAAAGGTAAATACGACGCTATTTGGCCTATGTCATCCTCGTTCTTTAGAACTGGCCAAATAGCTAATTAGTAGGCCATATACCTTCATTTCCTATGGAGATTTAGTACTAATCAGTAGTAATTTGGCCATAAATAGTTATTCGGTATACCGAATAACTCGCAAATGCTATCTATTAGTGATTTACTGATACTTTCTGCGGTTCTTGAAAAATTTATACTTGTGAATTCTCTACCCTACGAGCCAAATTTTTAAAAAATTTTAAAATAAAAAAAATAATAAATTATAAGGAGGGGGGGCTTGCCGGGGGAAAGAATTAAGTGGTTTCCTTCCTAATCTTTTAATCCCCCTGCCCCATCAGCAGAGGCAGGATTCGAACCTGCGACCTTATCCGCGGACTAGCCATACCTTACTCTGCCATAAGTGAGGGAGGAGCAAATGAAGGCTGAGTAGTAAGTGTGAAGCCCTGTCAGCACTCCTTCCCTCATTGTAGCTGACTATTACTCACAAAAGTCGTCATAACCTTTCAAAAACTCAAAGTTATAGGGGTTATGGCCGTCATCCTCCACTTCTGCGTCTTCGTAATCATCATCACGGTCTAGACCAACAACCTGCATACCAATATCAACTTTGACCCTCTCAGCGTCTCCATCGTCATCAATATCCACACGGACAGTCAGTATGACTTCTCTCTCTTCCCCTCGTCCATTCACTTCAATATCAACAATATCATAACCTTCTATGTCTCTTTCGTCAATATCAATACCACATTCCTTATTCAGAAACTCGCTTAGCTCCTCTTTGAAGTCATCATCGTCTAGATGTGCGACAGACAAATCAGAGGCCAGCTCATCCTTATAATCGTGAACAGAGAGCTTAGTATCAGGGATATCTATAGAGGCCGCAATATCGCTTGCAGTCGGGATAGTCACCCCAGCCAATACAGCCGCAGCGATTTCGTCAGCAGTAGGTACTACTATCTCAGGAGCATCAGGTATCTGAGTAGATAACCAGTACATTCCCAGCAATAGAACAACACCAACAGCTATCACAGTGAGTATTATACTTCCATTTTTAGCTTGCATATTACATATTTACCTCCCTTATAATATTATTCAATATTCTAAGGGTATTCAACTATATAAATTTATCTACATAGCGCCAACTAAGACACCTATTAAAAAGCACAAAATCAAAAATATTATATAGTCTTTAGTTTCTTTTTCCATTTTATTCTTAACATCCAATTATAAATCTATAAATTATCCCTGCAGTAAACACTAATGCTAATACAGACATTGATATTGCTGATATTCCTAATCCTAGAGACAATATTGCTTCAGCGTCCATTTTACTCAAATGCCTCCCTCGCCTGCTTGACTATATCTATACAAACCTGCATAGTTTTCTTAGCTCTTTCCGGCCAGTCTTCAGTAAGTATCTGACTTCCCTGAGTTTGAATTATAGTTGCAAATATATCCTTTGCATAACTTGTATACATAGTTGCGGTCTTATTATCAGATTTAGTAGGTATAGCTTGTTCTTCTGTCTTCTGCTCAGCTTCTCCCTTAGTTATGTCTTTAAAGCCGTTCTTAGTCTCATACTGAAGAGTAACCTTATCGCCTTTGCTGAATTCAGCTGTTCCAAAGCCATTATACCAGTCAGCTCCGATTTTATAGCCGTATCTGCCTTCTTTCTGACTTACTGCTTCTATTATTCCTGTTACTTGCATTTTATTCTTTACCTCCTTCTACTAATTTCTCCCCTGCTAATTCATCAATTTCTTCAATTAGGATATATCCTCTATGTTTAATATCACATTCTTTCAACTTCTCAATAAATTCTCTAACATCTTCAAATTCCAAATATGTCAAACCACTAATTTTTATTTCTTGTATCTTCTCACTCAAATTAAATTCTTTTTCCATTTTACAACTTCTCCAATAATAGATGGTTTTCTAACATTCTAACAATCCTATCTATGTATTGTGGCGCGCTTTCCCATTCTTTAGGCGGTACTAGCTTGTGCAATTTATTTAAAGTGCTTGTCTTTACTCCAATATATATTCTTGGTGTTCGTGCCATTTTACTCTCCGTATTTTCTGATAAGGTCAGCTCTCGCTTCCTTCTCTTCATCTATTTCAAAGGCCTTCTCGTCTTCGGCTCTGTCATAGCCATCATCTAGCCAGTCTTGTGTTTTGTCTTCCATTTTAAAAGTGAGGGAGAGAAGATATGTAAACTCTCCCTCGAGGTTTTAGTTTTAGGACTTATTACCTATAAAACACAATACAACACACCTTTATAAATGTTTCTATTTTAGAAAAGAGCTAACATTTCGTCTATCTTTGCAATCTCTTCTTGATGTCTTAACTTCCTGTTTTCTATCGCGTCTTTTTTGTGGACAGTTGTAACTTCTTCAGTTTCTTCTATCTCTTCGTCATTAAGTTTTTTATATGCCATTATGTACCTCCTAATTGAAATATAGCCAAATCAATATCCTCAACTACATAGTTTTGTGTATTGGTTTCATTCTCAATCCAAACCTCAACCGTATCATTAACTGCTAAGTCTGCAATTCCACTAAGACTTACAACCCCAGCTGCACCAGCTCCACCTGCAATGTTCCTATCCATATGAGGTATGATTTCACTTGCTCCATTATTCTTTTGAACAGATATTTCAAATTTACTTGATGCTCCTGCTACTGAGTTTATAGTTGCACTTACATTAATCATATAATGCCCTGCCTTTGTTATTGTGATATGGTCGTTGGTATGGTCGGGAGTTGCATTATTACTAGCTCCATCTGTATCAAAGATAGTAACCTGAACTGCTGTCCCTGCTGATGCTATTACTGTTTCAGTTGAGTTACCAGTTGCACTTATCTCAGCATAAGGCAGTCCTGCACTACCTACAAATACTTGGTCGCCCGTGTTTGAGAACTCTGTATAGTTTGTAGTCCCACCGTCTCCTATTGTTATTTCACTACTTGCAGTTAGGTTTAAATCCCCTGTTCCAGTTGTGATAGTTCCATCTGTTCTGTCGTGTTCAAGTTTTAGATATTCTGTTGTCTGTGAGTTTCCCCCAGTAATATAAACTGCGCAGCCAGTTGGAGCAGCTAAGGCGAAGTTTGTGCTCCTTTCACTGTTACCGCCAATTATTAGATTTCTTCCTGCGTCACTAACATCAGACATTCCTATAATAGTTGGCATTTTGGTTTGTCCTGTGTTCATTCCATTCCAAGTTCTTCCCCCATTACCATAAATTAAATAATCTGTATCGCTTCCCATCCATATATTATCTAGAAACATATAACCTAATGCTCCTGCACCTGTCTGCTCAAAGGTAGCTCTTCCCCAAGTGTCTATATACATTTTCATACCTACCTGCCCTGTCGTTGCCCCACTATCCCTATAGCCCCAAATTGTAACTATTGGTCTGTCTGTTGTTGCTGCATTACCAAAGAAATTAACTGCGCTTGTTGTATCTATTGCGTCGGGTTGTATGTTTAAAGTTGCATTTGTTGCAGATGTTTCAATTATTGGAGTTGTAATTTGCCCTGTTGTTGTTATGTTATCATTATCAAAACTTATAGTTCCTGTGCTATCACTTATTGTATTTCCATTTAGGTTTAGAGTATCTACATCAACTTCTCCAAAAATTCCTTTTCCTGTTGTGGTAAGGTGTTCATTATCAAAA